GATGAGTTTAGAATATATACTGATATGAACAAAACAATACATGATATTGAATACTGGTATTTAAACTGGCATGACGGGGCTTGTATAAATGTTCCAAGAAATTCAGTTAGTTATGATTTATGCTTTTGGTTTATGGATAATGAATAATCAAGATCATACACAATAAACAAAGGGGAGTATAAACTCCCTTTTTTTATGCATGTTTTTTACAAATAGTAATGAATATAGTTTATAATACATATATGTTAAACAATATAAACGGAGGTAATTAACATGATGAACGCAAAAGAAAATTGGAACAAAGAGCAACAACTAGCTCTTGATTACCAGAAGATTAACAATAAAGAATTTAAACATGAAGTCTTTATAAATTTTGTTGATCTAAAAAGATCATTTATTGATGAGGCCAAGAATATGGTTGCCTGGATCAATAAAGAGTTGAAAAGAAAAAGACCCGAACTCAAAGCTCATTTTTACTTTATGGATCAAGGGTATTTAGATCATGAACCAGATCGATATAAATATAGATCAAAAGTCTTTAATGATCTAAAAGAATTAATCGTAGTTCGACAGGATCATGATCCTAATGTTTACGAGATCGTGCAGAAGTGGGATATGTGGTATCACTCATGAGCAAACTTGTAAAAATTCGTGAGATCACAAACAGGATCAAATTTTTGAGGAACTGGATTGATCCAACACCTCAAAACAAAAAACAGATCAAACTTCTGGAAGATCAATTAGATCAATTACTTAATAGATCATAAGATCGTAGGATCATAAAAGGGGATCGCATGATCCCTTTTTTTATACCCATTATAAGTTTCATGAACATGATCAAGATCTAAAACATTCACGAAACTTATAATATAAAAAAGGATCACTAGGTATAACATAAACAAATCATATAATAGGTTCCCTTAGACCCCCATTTTTATATACACATAACAATAGTTTTGACCCCCCACCACCAAAAAAGTGACCGCAACTATATAACTATACTTACACACAAGGTTTCTCTCACACAATTTTAATTTTCACAACATTCTAGTATTTTTTATATATTTGATGCTACAATCGTTTCAAAAGGGGTGTAGTCAAATATGTACACTTATTACCTCCGTACAGATTGCACCCTAATTTAGGATTACTATGGAAGAAGATATGATGATGAATGTCCCTTCTGCACCAGACATGCAAGGGACTCCTATGCCCCCCGATTTATCTGGGCAAATGCAACCTCAAACAGAAGAAGTATCCCAGGCTGAAATGCAAGAGGCTCAGGGAGCCCTCATGCAGATTATACAAGTTATAAATATGTTGATCGAACAAGGTCTTAACGAAGATCAAATCAGAGATTTTTTAGAGCAATACGGTATTACCGAAGATGAGCTTGACCAAGCTGGTCAGCTTTTAGGTGTAGATATTGATTCGTTACTTAGCGGTCAAATGCAACAAACTCAAGAGCCTATGATGATGGCTGAGGGTGGAAGTGCAGATGTTGGTTCTATCTCTCCTATATCTCCTTTTGAAATGACTGAGGCTTTTGGTGGTCCACTTTATCAAATGTTAAACCCAGCTGGTCAACAGTTAGTTGATAGATTTGGATTACGTGGGCAAGGATTAAGTGGTGCTGCTGCTATGGCTTTTGGTCCAAAAAAAGTTAAAGGCGGATTAACAGCTTTGGATAATTTGACTAGAAGTTTTTTAGCAAAAGAAAAAACTAGACTAGAAGCCGTAATTGCAAGCATAAAAAAAGGTACCGATCCAATATTAAAAAAAGAAAACTTAGCAATATATCAAAAACAGCTAGATAACGTGAATGATGAAATAGCTGAAAACATTAGACTAAGAAAACAATATGATGAAATGGTTAAAGATCCGTCTAAGTTTTTTAAAACTACAGATTGATAAGTGACCAATCCTAATTTTTCACATCTATCTGATTCTGAGATACGTGAAACCTTAATGTTACAAGAGCGTCTAGCTCTAATAGAACAGCAAAAAGAGTGCCAAGGTTCTTTCCTAGAATTTATTAATTACATGTGGCCAGAGTTTATTTGTGGCCGTCACCATAAAATCTTTGCAAAAAAGCTAGAAGAAGTAGCCGAAGGTAAGTGTAAACGTTTAATTATTAACATGCCACCAAGACACACCAAGTCTGAGTTTTGTTCTACCTATTTCCCTGCTTGGATTATGGGTAAACAACCTAATCGTAAAATTATGCAAACTACCCATACAGGCGAGCTTGCGGTTCGTTTTGGCCGTAAGGTCAGAAACATGATGGATACTGAGGAGTATAAAAAAATATTTAGCAAAGTAGAACTACAAGCTGATTCTAAGTCTGCTGGTCGTTGGGAAACCAACAAAGGCGGAGAATACTTCGCAGCTGGTGTGGGTGGAGCTATAACAGGTCGTGGTGCTGACTTGCTTATAATTGACGATCCACACTCAGAACAAGATGCTCTAAGTCCAACTGCTATGGAGGCTTGTTGGGAATGGTATACCTCTGGTCCTAGACAAAGATTACAGCCTGGTGGTGCCATTATATTAGTGATGACAAGGTGGAGTTCGCTAGATTTAACCGAAAGGCTCCTAGAAGCCCAGAAAGAAGAACTAGCCGATCAGTGGGATATTGTAGAGTTTCCAGCTATCTTTGAAGAATCAGGTAATCCACTTTGGCCTGAGTTTTGGGATATAGAAGAACTTAATAAAGTAAAAGCATCACTACCTACCCAAAAATGGAACGCCCAGTGGATGCAAACTCCTACCGCAGAAGAAGGTTCGATTATTAAGCGTGAGTGGTGGAATCCTTGGGAGCATGATTCCTTGCCTCCTGTAAAATATATTATTCAAAGTTATGATACTGCTTATAGCAAAAAGCAAAACTCTGACTACTCTGCTATCTCTACTTGGGGTGTCTTTAATCCAACCCCTGATGATCCTGATTCTATTATTTTGCTTGATGCCCAAAAAGGTAGATGGGACTTTCCTGAACTAAAAAGGGTAGCCTACGAAGAATACAAATACTGGGATCCTGATATGACCCTAATTGAAAGTAAAGCATCTGGAACACCACTAACACACGAACTACGCAGATTAGGTATACCTGTTGTCAATTACTCACCCACAAGAGGCCACGATAAATCTACCCGTATGCACTCAGTCGCACCAATCTTTGAGTCTGGTTTAGTCTGGGCACCACAAAAGAAATTTGCTGAAGATATGATAGAGGAGTGTGCCTCTTTTCCTTTTGGTAAAAATGATGATTTATGTGATACTATGTCCCAAGCCCTAATGAGATTTAGGGAAGGTGGTTTAGTTTCGTTACATGACGATTACTTAGAAGACTCTAGACCAGTTGTTAAAAGGGCATATTACTAATGGCAATAGAAAAAGAACCGAACAATATTCCAAACTCCCAAAATACTTTAGAAGGTACCGAAGACATGCAAGTTGCTATCGAAGCAATTGAAGAAGCTGGTCAAGAAGATTTTGAAATGATGGATGACGGTAGTGCTGTCCTAGGTGGTATGGAAGATATGCCACTTGATACTAACTTTGATAGTAATATCGCAGAAGTCTTAGATGACGATACTCTTAACGGTATTGCACTAGAGTTAGTTGCTGGTATAGAAAAAGATAAATCTTCTAGAGAGGATTGGGAAAAAACCTATACAGACGGTCTTAAGTATCTAGGCATGAAGTTTGATCAAGAAAGATCAGAACCCTTTGAAGGAGCTTCAGGTGTCATACATCCATTATTAGGAGAAGCCGTTACTAATTTCCAAGCTCAAGCATACAAAGAGCTGTTACCTTCTAACGGTCCTGTTAAAACTCAAGTGGTAGGTAAATATGATGTGGTAGTCGAAGAGCAAGCCCAAAGGGTAGCTGATTTTATGAACTATCAGATTACCCACGTAATGGAAGAGTTTGATGAAGAACTAGACCAGATGTTGTTTTATCTACCTCTTGCAGGTTCCGCCTTTAAAAAAATATATTATGACGAAGCTCTAGGTCGAGCCGTATCTAAATTTATTGCACCAGAAGATTTGATCGTGCCTTATTTCTCTACAGACCTAGAATCATGTCCTAGAATCACAAATGTAGTCAAAATGCCTGAGAATGAGGTTAAAAAACTCCAAGCTATGGGTTTTTACAAGAAAGTTAAGGTAGCAAGCGTTGATAATACTGAATATAGCCAAGTTGAAGAAGAAATAAACGAGTTATCAGGCCTAGAACCTAGTTATGATACAGGTGAAGTATCGGTTTTATATGAAGTCCACTGTAATTTAGAGATAAACGGCTTTGAAGATATGGATGATATGGGCGAAATGACTGGGGTCAAGCTACCCTATATCGTAACTATCGACTCAAACACCAATAATATCCTTAGTATTTACCGTAATTATGAGCAAAATGACCCTTTACGTAAAAAAATAGAGTATTTTGTGCATTTTAAGTTCCTTCCTGGCCTAGGATTCTATGGTTTTGGTCTTACCCACATGATTGGTGGCCTTTCTAAGGCCTCCACCAGTATTTTAAGGCAGTTAATAGATGCTGGCACCCTTGCAAACCTACCTGCAGGGTTTAAAACCCGTGGTATTAGGATCAGGGACGAAGATACACCCATACAACCAGGTGAATTTAGAGATGTAGACGCTCCAGGTGGATCTTTACGTGAATCTATTCAACCCTTACCCTTCAAAGAGCCTAGTGGCACTTTATTAAACCTTTTAGGCATATTAGTTAATGCTGGTCAAAGATTTGCATCTATTTCAGAAATAAACGTGGGTCAAGGTAATCCAAATGCACCTGTAGGAACGACTTTAGCCTTGTTAGAACGATCAACCAAGGTATTGTCAGCTATTCATAAAAGACTACATAACTCACAAAAAAAAGAATTTAAGATACTTTCTAACGTATTTAAAGAGTATTTACCAGAAGAATACCCATATAACGTAGCAAATGCTAATAACAGCATAAAATTAACAGATTTTGACGATAGAGTAGATATATTCCCTGTATCAAATCCTGATATCTTTAGTCAGTCACAAAGAATAGCTATGGCCCAAGAAATGATGCAATTAGTGCAGTCTAACCCAGAAGTCCACGGTGCTGCAGGTATTTATGAGTCCTATAAGCGTATGTATGCAGCGATAGGAGTAGATAATATTGAACAGATATTAGTGCCACCCCCACAAACAGAGCCTCAAGCAATTGAAGCTGGGTTTGAAAATAATAAATTACTATTAGGTAATCCAGCCAAATCATTTATAGAACAAAATCATGATGCTCATATTGCAACTCACATGAGTCTACTCAATACACCACCTGTGCAAATGAACGCCCAAGTGCAAGCTTTAATTCACTCACACGTTATGGAGCATTTGCAAATGAAAGCAGATATATTAGCTCAACAACAAATGCCACCTGAAGCACTACAGCAGTTTCAACAGTTACAACAACAAGCCCAACAAGTTAGTCCAGCTGAGCAAGGTATGTTAATACAAGAAGCTAATAATTTATTAGCTCAGTTTTCTGCTCCCATTATGTCAGAATTGATAGCTGACTATACTGCAAGAATACAATCACCAGAGGATGAAGACCCATTAGTAGCTATAAGAAAACAAGAACTAGCACTCAAAGGCCAAGAGTTAGCAATCGAGCAACAACAGTTTGTAGCTCAAGAATCACGTAAGGCACAAGAAGCTGCAAGAAGGGCTACTATTGATAGAGAAAGAATACAAACCTCAGAAGATATTGCAGAAATGCGTGACGATACAGCTAGGGCAAGATTAGATCAACAACGTTTACTAAAAAATCTAGACCTGATGAATCGTAATTAATGCCAGTTAGGATTAAAGGCCACGGGGCTTTCATAAAGGACAATCAACGCAGAAAAAGAAAAAGAACGTCTATAGGTGACAGTAAAAATACCTATCCAAAAAGCAAACAAGCAAAAAAACAATATAAAAAATATGCAGGACAAGGTAAATAAAAGTTGCAAAATAAATTTTTACTCTACATAATATGACACATGATTAAACGAACAGAAATCAGTCAACAGAAAACACCAAAAGTATTAAAAAACAAAAATGGCTATAGCAACAAAGGCAGTGCGTCTTTGAAAACTAATGAAGGCACTTTTGATACTAATACAAAACCAAAGCCAGGTATGGGCAAAGGCAAATCTAGAGGGATGGGTATTGCTGAATATGGCGGTAAGTTTTCTGGTATTTATTAATGGATTCTATTTGGCTTGCTAAAAAATATCTCAAAGAGATTGAAGCCAGAAGGGAAGACACTAAAGACGCTATGCTCTCTGGGTGTAACGACTTTGCTCAATATGAGTTTTTGCGTGGGCGATACAGTTCTCTCGCTGACGCAGAAAATATTTTTAGAGAACTGCTAGGAAAAACAGAAGATGACACCAAAGATACAGGTACCTGATCACATAGCCAAAGAAATAGAGGCTGAACAAAATCCACCACAAGAAGAAACAAAGACTCCTTATGTTAGAGAGTCTGCAAGAGTTTTAGACCCAACATTAATAGAAAAATCAGTTTTAGAACGTATGCCACAACCTACTGGTTGGCGAATACTTATATTACCTTACGCAGGTAAAGGAGTAACAGACGGTGGCATACAACTAGTCCAATCTACAGTCGATCAACAAAGGTTATCAACCGTTGTTGGTTATGTGGTTAAAATGGGGCCAGATTGCTATCAAGATAGTTCGAAGTTTGATGGCCCTTGGTGTCAAGAAAAACAATGGGTATTAATAGGCAGGTATGCTGGTGCTCGCTTCAAGCTTGGTGATGAATCCGAATGTCGGATTATTAACGATGATGAAGTGATTGCTACTATACTTGATCCTACAGATATTCTTGCAGTATAAGGAGAATAAATGTCTGAAGAAGCATTAAAACAAGAAGAAATGATTGAAGAAGGTGGTGAAATAGTAGATTTAGAAGAGTCTGTAGAAAAGACAGAGGAACCTGTAGCTGCTGCACCAGAAACAGAAGTAATTGAAGAAACTGCTGAACCTGAAGTAGAGGTAGCAGAAAAAGAAGAAGAAGAGTTAGTAGATTATTCTGATAAAGTACAAAAAAGAATTAATAGCCTTACTAGAAAGCTCAGAGAGGCAGAAAGGGGTCAAGATTCTGCTTATGAATATGCTAAAAATCTTGCAGCAGAAAATGCAAGATTAAAAACAACAGCACAATCGTTACAACAAACTACTTTTGATGAATCAGCAACAAGACTAGAGTCACAAAAGGCACAAGCTATAGCATCTTTACAAAAAGCACATGAAGTTGCTGATTATGAAAAGGTTGCACAAGCTCAAGATGTGTTAGCTAAAATAGCTGTCCAAGAGCAAAAAGTAGTAGAAGGCAAACAAAGAATGGAGCAAATGAAAAATGTAGAAACTCCAACAACACAACAACCCGTTCAACAACAAACTGGATTTAATTCAAAAATGCAAGATTGGATTGATGACGGTAATGAATGGTTTTTGAATAATGCACTAATGCATCAATCAGGAACCCAGATACATGAAGATTTAGTTACTGAGGGTTTTGTCGTTGAAAGTGACGCATATTTTAAAGAAGTAAACAAAAGAATTAGGGATAAACACCCAGAATCTCTTCTTCC